TAATAACCCAGATGTTCCTATCAAGATCGCAAGAATTGATATTACAAACATGACTGATATTTCAGTTTATGCTTTCAATGCGATGGAAAATGAGTCTGTTATTCCAGTAAACAAAGATCCTAATCGCATGTCTGCTGCTTCACAGCTTATGTACAAATGGATTGTTCCAAGCTATAGATTCCAAAGATTGAGATATGCATATGAGAAACTTTTTGGTAAACCTATTGATTGGACAGGAACTTCTTTGAGTTGCAACCAATTGCTGTATGAAACGGCCGATCCACTCAGCAAATTGTATTGCCCACTAATTTGGAAAGATGATACACACATTTTGCAAGAATTTTTCGTCCCGAAGGAAAGATTTACCGAATTTATGGATTTTCTTAAAGTCTTTTCCCAGGATTTGAAGAAATATACTAAGAACAAGCTCCTTAATATCACTATCAGATATGTCAATGAAGAAACCAAAACCAAACTGTCTTATACTCGCACCAATTCATACGCATTTGTGTTTTATTGGAGATCTAAGATTAAGAACGATAGCGATGCAGAACTTGAGCAAATTCATTTGAGACTTTGTGATGAGGCAATCAGACTCGGTGGATCGTTTTATTTGCCTTATAGACATCACTACACGCACAAAGATTTGGAAGCAGCATATCCTGATATTTACGACTTTGTGATGACTAAATTGAAATACGATCCCAACGAGATATTTTCGAACAATTGGTATCGTTATATTCAAACACTTTTGCTTCAAAGTAATGATAACAAAAAGAAATTTGTTGGTGCGATTCATAAGGTTAATGCGAAAATTTTTGATGAAGATAACGAACTACAAGTTGCGGCAATTAAACAATTATTTGTATTTGCAGACAAGAAGAATCCCGAATACGAATTTCAAAAGATTGTTACCAATGCGCTCGAATTAAATAATTTCAAAATCTTTTTGGATAATATTTTTACACTCGTCAATTCAAATATGATAATTGCAGAATTGGCAAAATGTAAAGATATGACTGACTTTGAAATCTTCAAAAAGATCAAAGGATATGTCAACAAATATAATTCCAGCAAAACAAATATGCTGAAATTTTTTCGAAATAACATTAGACTTCTAAGTTCACAACGCGATGATATAACAGACCAACTTGATACCGTGTGTAAAACACTGGGAATTAATAGCATCGATGGAATTTGTGTTTTTGGTGAACCAGGTAGATACATCAAATCTATTGGAAAAACCGTCAAAATCAACAAGAAAAATGTGTTCATTGTCAACGATCAACCCTCATTTACAGATATTATTGAACGGAATTCTATTCGTCCCATTGGAAAAGTTATTACTTCCGAACAACTTAGTCAAATCAAAACGAACAGTCTTGACTTTGTAATCATTATGATTGGTATTCATCATTATGAAAAAGAATATTTGGAAATGATTATGGGCCACATCAACAGAATCCTTCGCAAAAACGGAAAATTTATTATCAGAGAACATAACGCTGATGAGTTTATCATGCATCGGGTTCACTGTGCTCATATTATTTTCAATGCAATCACAGGAGTCAGTGATGAAAACGAAAAAATGAGTACAGAAATTTCCACACTGTGCCTGAATGGAGAAATTATGTTGAACAATTTGGTTTTGAGACCTTTAAAAGATATTTTGTTCAAAAGAATGATCCCACCGAGGATTATATGATTACATTCATTAAAACTAAAAACATTTCACTTGATACTGAGTATGAACTTTGTCTCAAGAGGTCTTTTAATTCAACCTTGTTTACTCTTCCTGAATGGTATACTGTCCAATTTATTCAGGAATATGGAAAGTATCTTGAAACTATTCCGTACTATGAATTCCCTTACGGCCACTGTATTTGGACTTATCTCAAATTGATGAAAGACATGACCAAGAAATCAATTAAAGAAGTAGGTTACAAGAATACATTCCTATCTGACGGATTCATGATGGATTCAGTTGTTGGAAGTATTTTTGTAAGTCAAATGTTATTCCTATCAGGTGTATCATTTATTCCTCGCCAACTTTACAAATACGTGAAAGAGGATCGTGTTTTGCATGCAAAGATTTCATTTGGATCCACTAAAGATAATTTGTTTGAAGAAGAAATTTCACAAAATAAAAAATTGGTGGAAGATGGACTAAGGATTTTGGTTAAGGAAAAAACCCAATACGATCGTGATGAATACATCATTGAAATGAAAAGGAAAAAACCCAATACGATCGTGATGAATACATCATTGAAATGAAAAGATACAAACCGTTCTATCGTGTTGTCAGATATCTAATCACTAAGGGGGCAAAAATCCATGATGTTTCTGGACACAACAAAGTTCAAATTAAATTTTTGGTTCCAGAAAATAACCATGATGAGATAGTTACTAAACTATCTGAATTTGGTGATTACTTAACTGAATACTCATTTTTCAAATCAATGAGTCATAAGGAAGTAAGTTTCCTTGTTGGTTTTAACAAATTTGAGGAACTATTTAGATACATTGATAAGGAAAATATCCCTGTTATGCATATGTTTGATTATTAATATTTGATTATTAATATTTGTCTATTAATTAAAATGTTTTATTTATTAATTAATTAAATATTTGTTTATTTAAAATAAAAAATATATTAAATAAATTATAATATATTGAAATATATATCAATGAACGATCCAATTAAAGTTATTTGGAAATATAAAAACAACCATAGAAGAGTCCAATATAATACATATATATTTATTGGAAAGGTTGAAAATGAAATCATGAAAATTCTTGAGAAGATAGGTAATTTAAATTTATATAATACATGGACATCTCTTTCAAAGATTGAATATAAAAAAATGGAATCAGTATACGGAGAATTTTGGTATAAGTTGTTTTTTAATACTTACCACGTACATTATACTATAAGTTTGATTAAAGATTCGACAACACAAAAAAAGGATCTTACCGATAAATTGGGAGATACATGGATCAAAAAACATATTGAAGAACACGAACTTATGGAAAAAAAATTATTATACAGTTATGAATCACTTATTAAAGATGAAAGGTCGAGAAAAACGGTTAAAAAAGGACGCACAGTAAGTGTTATCGAAGATGATTTTGACTTGGATTATACAACATATAAAAAAGATGATGTTTCCAAAATATTTTATATTAATCCAAAACTAAAACGTGATATTGGCCGCGTGTTATCATCAACATCTGAGGATGAAGAGAATAAAAGAGATATAGAAATGGGAGAAATGAGCCTAACAAGTGCTGATTCATCTGATTCTCTCGACTCAACAAATTCGGAAAATGAATATCAATACGGGGGAAATAATGATAATAAGAAAGGACACATATGTGACGGATGCAAAGATAATTTTGTGTGTGAAGGATGTGGAAATGATTTCAAATGTGGAAACAAACCATTCGATTTTAGGGCAGAAATAACTCAACATAACAATATTAATGCACATATAGATTCATGTGATGGTTGTGGTAAAATTTTTTCGTGCGAAGATTGTAGTTCAGTTTATACTTGTAATTACTCACAAATTGATAGAAATAATCAGAGAGGAGGTCAAATAAATTCCGATGAAGATATTGAATCATTTGGTGAAATTAATAGTGATGACGAAAGTATTATGGATGATACAGGAGAAGATTATACATCATGGGCCAATGCACCTAACGAAGAATTAGAACTTGAAGAAATTGAACAGATGTATAAAGAAGTGGATGTAAATCCGGATGATGATATAAGTAAAACTACATCATTGATTAAAAAGGCTCTCAATGATGATAAAATATTTGAAAAAAGTACAACATCAGCGTTGGAATTCGACACATCAAAGGACAACAACATGTATGATGAAAATTTAAAGGATGTCTTCAAGAAGTTTTATATCACTCAACAATATATTTATAAAGATGATACAATAAAAGTTATAAAAGATCGCATATGTTGTAGTATTAAGAACAATTCAAAATTTGACAAGGATTCATACTTAATACCATCTAGACAATATATATGGGGTGAATATTATTTTCACAATAAAGTAGAAAAAATTATGGTTGGTCAGAAATGGATTCGTCGTAATGAATTATTGAATGTCGATGTTGAACCGAATAATAATATGAGATTTTATGAAGAATTAAGAGCAAATCTTAAACTATTGCGTGATAACATTAAAAGATATGGTAATAAAATAAGATTTGAGGATGATGAAAATAATATTTTATATGATTATGAGGGATATATGGGAGGGAATGAGTTATTTATGCTTGATATATATAACGAGTTCGGTAAGGGATATACTCCCGATGGAGAAACTTTAAAAAATTTATCTGATGTATATCTCAAATTATATTTCCATAAAATTAAAACAGAAGATGTCAAATATATAATTGATTATTTAAATGATGATAAAAAAGTGGAAGCTGGGAAAATGGTTACTGTATTTGATACAATAAGTAATGATCTTATAATGAGTAATGAAATTATGAATGTGGTCGAGTCATTAAAGATAACACCTGAATATAAAAAAATCTTTAGAGATAATTATATTACACAATCGGTTATTCACGTCAATTTACGTATTTCGGAAGGAAAAATAGATTTATATAGAATATTTAATGAATTTGAGCACACAGAAAGATATCCATTTTTACAATATCAAACACCGGACGGAACGATATTCTTTAAATTTAGAGAGAGTGATGTTACACAATATTTAAAGAAAAAAGATAATGCAGAAGTGTTAAGTAAATGGTTCGAGAATTCACCCTATGGTATAAGTTTCAAGATAAAAATTAATGAAAAAGACATGGAAAGATTCATTGCAATAAATTTAAATGAAAACGGTAGAATTGAATACAAAACACAATGGAAGGAAGAAGATATGGCAACAATTGAGGATATTAGAAAAACATACACTTATGTGAATGATCTAATTAAGAAAATTAATGGTGAAAAAAATAAAGTAACTTTTCATATTCCGGAAGACAATGAATTTAAATATGCATTTATAAATACAATTCAAAAATTCGAGTTACCTGAAAATTATGTTATAAATCACAACGATTTATCTGAATTTTCTCGTTATTTTTATCCATATGTTGCACTTGTTATTGAACCAAGAAAACGTCAAGCAAAGGTTCAAAAAGGTATCGAAAAAAGTAAATTTGGCACATATTTGAGATATAAACGTGTAAGTAAATATGAAAACCAACAACGATTAGAGCAACGTATTATGTATTTTTTAAGAAATTATGAATACAACGATCAATCATTGGCGAATGAAATAAGTAAACAATTTAATATAACTGAAGATCGGGCAATGGAAGAAATAGAAAAAGTTAGACAAAGATATCCAAACATTAAATTATCACGTAAATTTTTAAAAAAATTAGAAAATATTCCTAAATACAAACCTCCCGGTATTGGCATTGACGTCCAAGGAAAACAAAGAGACAAATATAAAATTCGTATATCTGGTGCACGTGACAAAGAACAATTAGATAGAATTATTCACTTCATGAACATATTAATTCATTTATACATTGAAACATATCTTTATAAAAGGCCGGAGAGACAGGAACTAAAACAAAAATTAAAAGAACTAACTAACATAGCAAAGAGAAGAAGTAAAGTTGATGAAATTGTATATTATAGTAAAGAAGTGAAGACTGTTAAACATATGACTCAAATGGATAAAAAGCGTATTGGTTTTAAACCAGAAAAGGGACAAAATCAATGGACAAGATCATGTCAAAACAGTGGTAATGATAAAAAGAGACGACCACAACAATTTAGTACAAGTAATATGGATGATATTATAAAGGCAGGTTATGCATTAAATAAAAAAACAGGAGCGTATGAAAGGAGAGTTGTAACTAAAATTAGCGGTAAAAAACAAGAAGTTACATTAAAAACAATTAAATTAAAAGAATTCGATGAAAACAGTAATTTAACTGGAAATGATATACATTATGCATGTGGTCCAGAGGAAAACGGAGATCACATGTTTGTTGGATTTCTAACAAGGAGTAGTAATCCCCATGGTTTTTGTATGCCATGTTGTTTCAAAAAAGATCCCGCGATATCTAAAAATAAGGAAAAAAGAGAATTTTTCAAGAGGTGTTTAGGTCAATTAACAGAAAAAGATATGGACGCATCAACCGCGTCACAAAAAACTATAGGAGATAAATTATATATATTACAGGATACAAACAAGATCCAGGAAGGTCGTTTTGGATTTTTGCCTAAATATCTTGATTTTTATTTTAATGGAATGTTAGATAACACAAAGAAAATAAGACATCATTATTTAGTACGAACTGACACTGGATATTTCTTCAAATATGGTTCAAAACAGGAAGATTTCCAATTTCTTAACGCTATTTGTAATTTACTTGATATGCAACTTGTTGAAATAAGGGATAAAATAATAAAAGCACTGGAAAATGATAAAAATGAATTGTTATTCATATCATTAAATAATGGTGATATTAAAACTCAATTTGAAACAAAAGAGAAATATATTGAATTCATTAGAAATAGTACATTCCTCGATTTTGATATAATGAATTCTGTTATAACAACACCGGGAGTTTTATCTCCGAATGGATACAATCTACTTGTATTCCAAAAAAAAACAACTGTTATTAAACGAACATTAGAAAAGGAGAAAATAAAAGAAGATTTCTTTTTATTGTGTCAAAATATCGAAGATGTGTACAGTTTGACAGATCCATCGAAAAATACAATATTTTTATTAAAAGAAAATAAAAATTATTATCCGATTGTTATGGTAAAGAAAGATAATGAACTAACAAAAAATATGACATTATACAAAACATTTAAATGGACAGAAGATGAAAAAAATATTGTTAATCATATAAAAGATTTCTATCAACGAAACTGTAGTGGTACCTTTTTAGATGAGGTAATGCACAAAGGGGCAACAATTACAGCAAGAGAAACATATCACGTACTTGACTCATTGAATGACAAGAAATTTTCTCCTAAATTTCAAATTATCGATGTGAGAAATAGATGTACATATATAATTACACATGATAATCTGATAGTTCCAACAAGACCATCTGGTTCCATATATAATCTGCAGATTATTAAATCGTTTGATAAATATATTGATACATTTGAAAATACATTAAAAAAAATAGATCAATTGTATACAAAGTCTTCAAAAAAAATTCCTATAAAAGCGAAGGGTGTATATTTTGATGAATACAAGGATAAAAAATATCATATTATTGCAATTATGACAAAATCAAAAGGAAATATTCCTGTTATACCGGAATATGTGGATATTAAATTTTTAGAAGCCAATAAACTAGTAATTGAAAATAAACCATTGTATGATAAAATAGATAAGGATATAGCAAAGGGTAAAAATAATTTCAAGATTGACGATAGAATTAGAGAAATTAATTATGATAAATATTATAATGAAAGTTATGAATTGTTTAGATTGGAATTTAGTGATTTTATTAATAGATCCGAAAATGTTCAGTACAGAGCTAAATTAGAACAAGTTATAACAGACAATAAAATAGATAAAAATGATAAAGTAAATAGAATAAGATTATTTTTGTATAGACTAATCGATAAATCATTGTATGATAAATATAAACAACTGATAAGTGGTCAAATTACTGAAGAAGTATTTATGGAAAATCCAGAGTTTGAAGAAACTCCTGAAAATAATGAAAATGAAAATCCACCTGAAGAAGAATATCAAGCCGGAGGTAAAATGGATAAATTTGTTCATATTATAAATAAAACACCCGATTTAACTGGATATCAAGTCGAAAATGATAGAGAAATTTGCGAAGCACATAAAACTAAAGAACAGTGTGGTAATTCACTTTATCACTGCCATTGGTCGCATTCGGGTTGCTATCTATCCATGACAACAGATATGATTATAACATTTGTTAATAAAATAAGTGAAGAATTGGCCTCAAATGATCTAAAAGCATTAGAAATTATGAAAGTTGGAAATTATTTCGTATCAGACATTGTTGACTATAATAGATTTACAGAAAGACCGAACCAAAAAATTATTAGAAGCAGTAGTAACACAATTAAAAAAGTTCTGCACGATTTGTTCGGTAAAGAAAATGTACCAAAGATTGGTAAACGCCGTGGTAATAAAGGAATTGATGTCAATTACCAACAAATGAATTCAGATAATCCATTGAAAGATATGAGAGATCACTATGTGCAACATGTAATGGACAATAATTTATCTATATTTAGAGCATATGTTAATGGTTATCATTGGTTACGTCATCCATATTATGATGTTGATAGTAGAAACTTAGGATTCTACAGTCCAATACAAACAGATTTATCTAACTATTTCAGAAGTTTAGTCATTGATTGGCTACAAGATAAAAAGTATAGAAAAATAATAGAATCAGATCTTGTGAAATATATGGATATTAAAAAATCATCAAAAGATTCCATAAACGATTTTTTAATCAAATTAGGAACAGATGTGTATACATTAACAAATTGTATCGTCGAATTATATGTATTGAATAAAATACAAAGAATTCCGATTGTAGTCGTAGATGACAATAATATGGTTATTTATATATTTGATGATGGTCTTAAATATCATTTTAAGGATCAAAAGACAATGAGCAAAAAAGAAATAGAAGAATTCGTCAAAAATAATAAATCTATACAAATAAGACTAAATTTTGTTACTCAAAATACCGTACCAGATGAAATTGATGCTATTTATAGCACCAACTAAAAATTATATTAAAAATTATACTAAAAATTATATTAAAAATTATATTAAAAATAAATAAAAAAATTGATAATTGTACGGCTTTATGTAATCTATTTATAACTATTTATAACTATTAATGTAACAGATTATTATGTTGGTCACACATAGTATTATTTATTTTACGACTTTTATTGTATCCTATTATTTATCATATTGTGATGTGTATAGATTTATTAATTTGATAATATTAGGTTGGTCATTATTAGGATTGACAAGTATTGGTCATGAAATTTATCATCTCGAACATAACGACAGTATATTATTTAAAATATTAGGATTTATATGTTTAGATTTGTGGTCTGTGCCAAGACATATATGGATTTTGAGACACAATAAATGGCATCATTATCATCCATGGGATGAAAACGAAGATGAGCATATGATTAAAGGATCAATATTAACAAATTTTATTAATACAATAATCGTATTGACAAAAACTTATCGTTTGCTAGAACCGTCATGGGTAAATATATTATTGATGTTATTTCGTATTGTTTTCTTTTCCCAAATTTCATATTATGCCATATTTGTTGTGTATACAACACTCACATTATGTACAACATATTTAACATTTATTTCACATGCGGCACCAGTTATCATCAAAAATGATCCACCTAAACTAAAACAAATACATAGATCGGTCGATATATTTCCAGGTAATTATATTTGGGCATTAATTACCGGAGGATTTAATATGCACACTGCTCATCATTTGAAACCAGATATTACGAGAAACGGATTATATAATATACATACTAAATATAAAAAACAATATCCAGACGACTACAGAACAATTGATTCGTTCAACGAATTATTTAGATTAGTTATATATTGTTATGTCGAATTTGAATCACCAAATGAATGGAATGAAAAAATTAAAATAAATAATAAAAATAAATAAATTTTATCTATTTCTCAAACTTTCTCTTGCTTCAAACCATTTATGATAATTTTGAATGGTTGGTCTATCTTCTTCTGGAATATTAGAATAATGTTCTTGTAATTCTTGATCCATTTCCAAGAAATGTTTTAAAAGAAATTCTTCGGTGGCATAATGTTTTTTGTTAGAATTATTTATTTCAAGTTTATGAGACTTTACAAATTCGTTAGATGGTTCTTGTGGGAGATCTTTGATTGTAGAAACTTTTTCAATAATAATGTAGACTCTATTTCCACATTGCTTTCTATATGCATCATAAAAAAGTGTCATTTTATATATATTCTTCAAATTATCTCCCATATTGTCAACAAGCGTTAACAACCCAGTTGTTTTAGGATAATGCATATATTGTAAACCGAGGTTATATTCATTATTTTTCTCCATTGTTCTTTTATATCCGGACTGGGTTTTACGAAGGATTCCTTCGGGAAAAATCATAAACAGATGTGACTTATTAGAATCTTTAAACATCTTAATTCTTTTTTCAATCAATTTAATATCTCTTCCTGATTTATCACGAGACATTGGTAATTGTCCCCATAGACTCGGTCCGATAAATAACCACCACTTCAATTGTTTCATAAAAAATGCAACGAATCGTGTGACAATTCCATAATGCATAGCAAATTGTAACCCAATGATTGTATCAGCATAACTGACATGATTAGCAAAAATGATACTAGAATTTTTTTTAATATCATTTTCAAATTCTTTTTCAGAAATATTTCTAAATACGACACATGGTTTATAAAAATATTTGCCATAACATGCAATTGTAGCAAAAACCCATGGTGATAACAATTCATGCCACCATAGAAACCAATTATAATTATCAAATAATTTCATGTTGAAAAAATAATTCATACGCTGGAGACTTGGTACAATAAATATTCCAATAATTCCAAATATTTTTGTTGTCCAATTTATATCGTTTATTTCGATCGCAGTATTAAAATCAGGTTTTATTGTTTTCATTTTATACAACAATAGTTTTTATAAAATTTATGTTTATTTATGTCTTTTTATCAAACAAATATCATCAAATATCATTAAATATATAAATCAATTTTTTGTATTTTATATATACTAAAAAAATATTTAAATTATTATTAAATAATCTAAATCCATATAAGGAATATTTTTTGAAAGGAGACAACGAACTAAATTAACTGTAGTGGAAGGGTAAATTTATACTTGAAAAAATAATCAAATATATAGATTTTTTCTCGTTTAATATTAATAATGAATCATCACGTTGGAACAAACACTGAAACAATCTTTAGAGAGCTTGTTAATAAACAAATAAGAAACATACTGACAAATAAGAAATTACAATTGAGTGATATTAAGCGTATATCGCATAAAATAAATAAATCCATATTTGATGAAAATGTTTGTTCTATTTGGACGGGGTACATTACAAATACAAACAATACAAGTAAAGGTATGTATGTAAACTTCTATTTTAGGAAGAAAAAAGTAGCACTTCATCGTTTGTTGTATTGTAATTTTGTGGGTGATTTAGGCGACGACGAATATTTAAAATATAATTGTGTGAATAAAGGGAAGTGTTGCAATATTCACCACATGAATAAATTCAAATATAACACCAATGAAGATGGTGATATTGATAGTATTAATATTGATGAAATTGATAACAATAATAACATCAATAATAATGGTACTAATAATATCATTAACATTAGTAATGATATTGTCAATGTCTATACAAATATATCTGAAGGGAAGGGAAGTAATATATCCTCACAAATAATATCGAAAGGAGATAGTACCAGTTCAAATTATTTAAAAAAAATAAAGAATAAAAAATTCACCAAAAAAATTGCTAACGACGATGAAGATAGTAACGATACATTCACATTAACGTTTGATTGAAATAACTCAAAAAAATTTAAAATATTGTTTATATTTATTATATGTATAAATATATATACATAATTTGTAATTTAATTAAATATGGTAGATCGTGGTTCTAATAATTCTGGTGGAGGTAATTACGATAAGTATTTGGATATGCTAATGAAAAATTATCCGTTGATGAGTGATAGTTCTGATGAAGAATTAGAATATAGATATAAAATAAAATCTAACAAATCTAAAGCAAATAATACTAAATCACAATCTGGAGGAAAAAGACATGCATATGAAAAATATGAATCTGATGAAACAAATAAAATAGGAAATGGAGATGTACCTTACGGTGGATTTCCTCCAATTTTTTTATGTAAATCTGGAACAAACACATTGGAAGAAACAGGTGAAAACAGAAAAGAACGTGAATATAGTAAACATAAAACTGCTGTGTCGATTAAAGATATCATGAAAAAAAGACGTGATATAACACCATTTATTTCTGTTTAATTTTAATAGGTTATATATATTAGTAAACCTAATATATATTACAATAATATAAATGACTCAACCGAATAATAATCTAGTTCCGGACTCATTGGAATACTACGATAAGAACACTGAGAAATATGATCCATTATTCGATAATGTTACATATATAAAATTTGTTGATGGAAAAACTGACATGGATTATAGTTATATATATTTTTACGATAAGAATAAAAAAGAAATACTTCATTCAAGATATGAAAATATCGGTATATATAATAACAAATCGCATACATGGACATGGGCTTGGTCAGTTCCCAGATTTTTCAAAAATACAACACATATTGCTAGAAAAATAATTAATTATGGAATGGAATTAGGACCAGAATCGAGGTTTCTTAAAACAGAACTTATAACATCGAGATTCAGAATAACAAATTTTATACAATTAGATATGCATATAGCAATTGCATCGTATTTATCAAAAAGACCGGTTGTTTATAAATATAGATCGTACATGAGTTTCAAAGCTGATGCTGACAGACTGGTTGATATCACGAATATACCAGAAAATGAAAAAGAAGATTATTCTATATATTATCTTTTCTTACTTGATTATGATACTTTTTCTATAAAATAATTAATAAAATTGTTTCCAGTATGATGGATTTTTTTTAAAAGTATATTTTTTATGACCTAATTCTGATATTTCAACCTCATCACCATCATATAATTCATGATTGCGATGTGATCGAACCTCTACCTTTATATGTCCTAATCCGCTCGGTACTAATGCATAATAATCATATCTGTTTCCATTTGGATATCTTTGTCTTCCTATGAGTTGTAATAGACTCGTATTTGTATGTAAATTTTTTTTAAATTCTTCAGTCTCTTCAGCTTCTTCACCCATTATTTTAATATTTTTATTTTTATTTTTGTCTTTATCATGTAACAAATCTGTTTCCACTAAATTTCCAACATATGAGTAATCATCTGGAATTCCCTGTGTGGGAAAGTTAAACAATGGATTTACTAGTGTCGGTCCAAAAAAATATCCAGGGGGTCTGGAAGTAGGTGCAACGAATGGATTGACAAGTGTCTCTGCATCATATTCTCGTACTAAATTTCTTAAATTTAATGGATATTCTCCTGGCATAGGAAAAGGAGTTGGTCTTAGTCCACGTCCTAATACTGGTCCTTGTCCCAGTCCTGGTCCTGGTCCTGGTATTGACACTGAACCCAATAAAGGTCCGTGTCTGGACATCATCGGTACTAATTGATTTTCTGGATGAATACTATTGGTTGAATTAGTTAATGATTCGTTTTCTGGTGTATTTTCATATTCATATTCATATCCATATTTTTGTTTTATTGCTTCAACTGAAGGATCATAATTGGATGTGCTTGTATTCGGATATACACTAAGTGGGTCGGATTTATTTGAAAATGCAGAAGATGATTCAAATCTCGAATCTCTTTTGCAATTAGTTCCATTTGCAATAATATTTTTAAGATTATTAATATACATTTGGTATAAATATATAATACAAAATGCTACTAATATTATTGTAACGATGAGTATTATAAAAAAAGTTTTATCAAAACATATTGAATCACTAAACATAGTTAATTAGTTTATATTCAGAGCTATATAGGCTATATAATTGTAAGAGATAATATATTTAAAGTATAATGAATAAATGATAAATATAAATACTATTATGAAAATTGCTATCATTAAACCTAACTCAATTCGTTACAACGAGACAGATTTGGTAAGAACGAATTTTACACATGAAAAAACAGAGGATTTGTTAGAAGACAATATCGTTTACAAAACAGTTACCAACGATAATGAGTTTATGAAAATTCTCATCGATACCCTGACAGAAAATATACCTGAAGGTGACAATTTCCTTGCATTTCATACAGGAATTGTGAGACATGTAGGAGATGAATTATATCAAATATGTCATGTATATGCCACACCAGAATTACATGATTATATTAAACAAATAGATCTTAAATTTAACGGAATATCAACATATCTTACGGATGCATTAACTCCAGTTTTTGGAAATGCTGTCGTGTTCAAAATAGATACATTGAATAATGAAAATAAACTAGATACATTGACAGAATCGAATCTCATCGAAATATATAATAATAAATTTATTCATAAAGGAGTAATATTAAATGTAGATGAAACTATAGATGAAACTGTATTTGTATTTAATCCTGTTGATTGGATAAGTCCTCACGAAATACATAAATATAAATATGTTGAAACTGAATTATTAGATAAAGTGTTAATGATATTTTATGATGATACAATATCTAAAAATCCTGAAACTATTAATAAAATAGGATCACAATTGACATCTTCACAAGGAGTATACGGTAGATTAATACTAGGATTACATGATCAAATTAAGGATTCAGATAATAATAGTTTTAAATATGCAGATTTATCAAAAGATGTAATGAAAGACATTATTAGTATGATATGTATAAGAAAAGAAGAAAAAAAAATGAAAGAAATAGAAGATACTGATTTAACTGTTGTAAATGGAAAAAGAATATATAATAATTTTTACAAAATGTTAAAAAATAGATTAAATGTACAACAGATGACGAGCTCGAATTAAAAATTATTACATATTGCAATTTTTTTGGTCGATTTATTTTATGGAGTTAATTATATAATTATTACATAATTGATGAATATAATAAATGATTCAGACAATTTAGAGGGCACTTCTATATCGGCAATAAAGAAACATCTCGATAATATCGGGTATCAACCACAGAATCCACAAAATCCACAAAATCCACAGAATCCACAGAATTCACAGAATCCACAGAATCATATGCAACAAATGCAACAAATGCAACAAATGCAACAAATGCAACAAATGCAACAAATGCAACAAATGCAACAAGAACCAACTCAGTATACAGATAATAATTTTAATGGAGAAGGTATTTCACCAAATCACCCAATATACGGTAACACAAATAGGTCATCACAAATACAAGATGCAGATATGAATATTATCAGAAAAAATAGAGTACAACGGGCTTTAATTAAAAATAAAAATATTAGAAATAAAAATATTAAAAATAATAGGAATATTAAAAACAAGAAGAAAAGTATTGTTCATCTTGTTAGTGATATAAATAAATCACTAGAGAATTTTTCCCCATCCATTGGTATTAATAATTCAGATAATTTATCAGAAAATGAAGAAAATGATCAAAATAATGACGATGATAATATTTCAAATGATTTAGATGATCAAATTATTTCAAATAATTCATATAGTGAAACTGATCAAAATGATGCAAATAAAGAAAATGTTCATGAAGATTCAGAATATGTATTGACGAACTATTTTACAGAACCAGTAATAATATGTTTACTATATGTCTTGTTATCACAAAATATTGTGCGAACATTTATAGGTAAATACATAAAACAAGTAAATCCTCGAGCAGATGGAACAGTTTCACTTATAGGTCTCGTTATATACGGAATTTTATTGGCAGTACTCTACGTCGTAGTTAAGAAAATACTAATTTAATAATTTCATAACAAAAATCAAATCGTTTAATATATTATTTTTTCCAAGATGTTTGTAATCAATGATTATGTTAATATAATTATAACCATCAGACGATTTTATCAATTCTATTTTAACAAGATTTAATTTATATGTTGTAATATGAATAGTTGCTTCAATGTTGTAATTTTTTTTAAGAGGGAATTCATCATTATCTATTTGTTTGGTATTTAGTATCATAATAATATAATCATTTTTTTTATCGACAAGCTGTATAGTATTTTTTGTAACAAATGTGTTACTATTATTGTTATTATTAATCTCTGTATACATAGTTAAATCGTAGTGTGTAAAAATATTATATGAACAAAAAATAGATGGTAACTTTGATTTATGTAATTTGCTACTTACATATTCCCATGTTTTTTTATCACAAGTGTCAAAACTTTCAAAGCCATCATATGATTTCGATAATTTTGTTGCATCTGGCGATTTAGTTGACTTTCCATAAAGGATTTTGATTTGTTTTCCATCAGCGGACTGATCAAATAATCGATCGATATGGTTAATGTCAATATTCATATGTCTAATATTATTGCTATCAATAATATTATTATTTGTTGTTTATATAATTATTGATCAAATTTTTTCAATAAAGATAATCCAGACCACTAAGACTATAGTAAATTAAAAAAATTGAATAATTAACAAACTAATGGTTAAAATATATAAATACATATAATATTCTTTAGTTTTACGATAATTATATAAACAAAACATAACGATGGAAGTTATGATGCAAACACCCACGATAAATTTTAATCATTTGACTGCATTCGGTCAATGTAAATTCGATGAAACTATTGGTGATAAAAAAGTATTCAATGGTATGACATTGACTAGTTTCGATCCAAAACAAAAATTCGAGGAAATATGTGTTAATATTTTAGATGGCAATCATCATGTGAGCAGAATTTTACTCGAACGTTTATTGTTTACATTACTCGATACACAAGATAAAAATGACACAAGTAAATCAGTTGTTACAAATAGTTTGATAAATGTATTCAACGTAGTTACAAACAAATATGCTGAACATATTCAACACACTATATTAGAAGGCACTTTTTCAATTAATGATTTTTTGAATAGATATCAACAATTATTTGATAACACAAAATTGTTGCGAAGTGCCATTTCATATTATGACAGAAATATGAGATATGAAAATGGTAAATTTTCATTGATAGTATTAATGAAAAATATGTCCTTGTATAATAATGTGGTTAATAGAACATATTTCGTGTCTAAAACTCAAAATAATCAGTATTTATACGAAATACTATGTAATTATTTAGCAGAAGACGAAAATATGAATCTGGATAATATTGTTGCGGTATTTAAAATCTATCAATTTTATAACAGACTTGGGAGCGTAAGTGTGATAAAAGAAGCTGATCGTGATAAATATTTCAACAAGGAACTAATTAAAAAATTTACAATTTCAACTGGTTCAGCAAAATTAATTAATACTATGTTAATTACCGTAAATGATATGATTAAAGGATTGTCAAAAGAGACAAATGAAGAAAAGATCCAAAACTTGACTAACCAACTCAGAGATTTGTTATTGATGGGTGTAAACATTGGTGACCGAGATTTGTTCCTTATGATGTATAAAAATATGATGACAGAGAGATTATTGACATATAGATCAGATCCGCAAGTTGAACAACAGATTTTAAAAATTTTCTTTGATATGAGATATGAACCGGAATTGTATGCAAAAATGAGATATCAATTGTGGGATGCAATTATCAGCAGAAAACATGACGAGGTATTTCGCAATTTTTCCATTAAAAAAACAACTGATAAATTTAAAGATATCGATTTGACTAAATTAAGAAAAGATGCATGCAATTTCATGATTATGCGCTCCCATGCATGGGAAACAAAGGAACTTGATCAATACAACGTTCCAGATGTTGTAGCAGTGTATATGGCAATATTCAACAGTTATTATCTGAGAGAATTTAGAGATCAAACTCTTACATTCTTACATAATCAAAGTACTGGTGTCTTAACTATGAAGTTAGCAAATGACGTGGATTACAACATTCAAATGACATTACCTCAAATGTATGTATTGCTAACTATTTGTAAAATGGAATCAGTAACACCAAAAGAAATTAGTGAAAAATTAAATATTCCATTGCCAAAATTGGGTCGTATTCTTAATAGTTTGATTGAAGTATCACTCGTCAAAAAAGAAAAGGGAGCAAACAACAATCCACAAGTACCATTTAGTATTAACTGGAATTGTTCGTTTGATGAAAAAGATATTGACATAATTAATGTCTACAAGAAATTTATCAATCCCCAAGGTAATCCTATCAAGCAAGTTCAAAATCAACCAAAAGATGAAATCAATGCCGTTATATTGAACGCAAAAATTATGATGTTAATGACAAAAGTCAAATCATTACCACTGGAATCATTGAAAACAGAAGTCAATAAAGTAATGGAAAAAACAGTTCCAGAGGTCATTTTGATGAATGAATTGACCAGACTCGTTGAAGCAAATCGTTTGGAATTCATTGCCGAAACTAATACTTATAAACACAAAGAAACAAACAGTGCAGAATTAGACGATTCTGACTCAGAAGATGAAAATGAACTTAAAGCCGATGTTGTAAAACAAGCTGATGTTGATCAACCAGCTAATGTTCCTGTTGTCGGCGAACCAGTCAATGTTCCTGTTGTCGGCGAACCAGTCAATGTTCCTGTTGTCGGCGAACCAGTCAATGTTTCTGTTGTCGGTGAACCAGTCAATGTTCCTGTTGTTGTTCCCAATGAACAGATGCCGCCATTTCCAGTCGTTTCTGCGGATATTCCTGTCAGTGTTTCTGATTCTGTTCAAGTTGTTCAAGTTGTTCAAGTAGTGGATGTCGTAGATGAAGTACAATATGATGTAAAAATCGATGTGATTGATAAAATAGAATTTAAAATTATGGATAATGTCCCAGATAGTAAACCGGACGGAGTAATGGAGTCAGAATTGTATGGTGGTGCTGAACCAAAACGAGCTGGCATTATTGATCCAAGACTTGGGATTGCCAATCAACATGATCAATGTGAATCAAAAAGTGAATCAAAAAGTGATGAACAACAAGCAGGACTCGCTAGTATTGATGCAGAAGACTACAATGAAAGTGAACCAGACATTGAAGATGGATCTGATGTATCAAGCACTGTGGAGAAAATGGACTCCGTTGAACCAGTTGTTGTGGAAAAAATGGAACTTGTTAACAGTGTTGTTTCAGAAGAATACATTGCACCAGTTTTACCTGTCATGCAAGAAAGTGTTCCAGTTCAAGCGAATGAATTAAAACAACAAGAACAACAACCAATGAAAAAACATTCTAACCACAAAAAGGACAACAAAAAGGGAAGCAATAAGAAGAATAAAAAACACCATCATTAATCTATTAATTCAATAAAAATGTTTTATATTTTTATTATAGTGGAAATAATTATTAAAATGACCGTTTGTTTATTAAAAAAAATTGAATATTAAATGCAATATGTAGTTATATATAAATTCAAATAAAACATACATAGAACAAGGGATCTGAATATATAATTATGACAGCCAAGGTTAGTACCATTCAGGCAAATCAAATGAATTTGACAAATTTGGCAACCGATACAAATCCTCTTGAAAACGGATTACCAAATGTATGGGATGATAATTTAGAATTAAGAATTGTTCCATTTGGGAATACAAAAATAGTTTTGAAAGATGATGAAATACTCAATCCATTTTTTGTTGGATTGAATGAAATACAACTGAAAGATATTGATGATAAAGAATTATACTCAGTATACAAACGAGTATTAATTATGTGTATGAGAATTACATATAACAAGGAGGTTGAAGCCGAAAAAATATATAATCCAATTTTAACAAAACAAGAATTAAAATCTATGGGTAAATATTTAACATTGGTTTCATGTTCCAGGAAAATATTGAACAGTGATGCTCAATATTCTCGTGTTGTTCGTGTAAAAAAACAATTTCTGACTCATTTTAATAATGGTGATTTGCACATTGAAAATGAGGAACTTATTCTTCCGATGTTCGAATTAAAAGAGGATATGACAAAACTCCATGTTGGTTTGTATGAATCTTCGAATACTGTTGCACAAATATCAAACGCCGTATCACTAAATTCTTATTATAACAGTGATTATCCACAAAGAACACAAAAACAATTATCGCAATTAATTATGTCAATAAAAGAATCAAACTATTGGACTAATCCACATAATTGCAAGATTTCGATGACTGATCAATGGAGTGCAAGATCTTTTCAATATAGAGAAATCAAAGACGCAAACATGAAACTTGCCATGAATGAACCAAAAGAAAAGGAGTTGAATAGTGTAATTAGCGAATTGGCTAAAAGTAACAATAACAAAGATAAAGAAGGATATCAAATTTCTTCGCAAGTTGGCCCTAGACAAGATAATTTTGTCGATCTTTCCAAAGTATTAAAAACTCAAAATAAAAGGACTTATTATGCAACAGTTGATAACGGAGATATGGTTATTACAAAAGACCAAGTAACCGAATTATTCAAGACTTTGAAAAATGAAAAAGATATCTTCGATGTGTTTAACACATTACTTGTTTCGAAAGAATATTGTCATCTTGTTCTTAACAATTATGATATATTGGTGAAGATGGAACCTATTATTAATAAGTTTTTACCTCTTTACAAATATTTGATTGGTTACGCATGGGTTGCATTTTATATTGAGGAATGTTTATTCAAAACAAAGACTACAAAAGATAGTAGATATGTATTCGATATTCGTACAGCGAATAAATTACCAATCTTCCCATATGCACAGGATGATATTTATCAGAATCCATATATCACATTTTTAGTAAACGAAAAGGCAGCTGATGTGCAAAACAATTGTATGGCCACCGGTATGTATGAAGATATCACAGGTTCAAGGATTGACACATTAGAACGATTCATTTGGAAATTCAATTTGTTCACAAGCGGTGATCCAAGCAAAAATATTTTTGATGGATTAGAATGGGGAAATAAATATGCTGTTAGTGGAAGTATGATTCCAGCATTTGTATCAGTAAAACCTCCTCTGTTTGATACAATTGTTAACAAGGGAGCTTCAGAAGTTGATCAATGGCTACAATACTTTAATCACCAAAATCCTGATTCGGATATTGATTTCATGTGTAATGTAGAATCAGTCTTTGATTTCATTGATAGTATTAACACAGTTAAACAAGTTGTTGAAAACAATCTAAGCACAAAAGTTATGGGGGGACAGAAAGTTGTTGTTGAAGTAGAACCCATTAAGACAACAAGTGTTATTGTGACTGCAACTTATTTAAGAGAGAAAATTGATGAAATTCGTGAAAAAACAGGAAATGAAAAATTAACTATTGAAGATATTTTATCAAGTATCAAATTTGACGGCACACTCGAATCAAATGAAATAAAAGAATATTTCCATAATTTGTATCATGAAAACAAAATGAAAACCAATCGAGTACATAGACAAACGTATAAAAACAAAATTAACAGTATGTACGAAAACTATTTCAAACCAGTGTCAATCGACGATATCAAGGTATATATTGTTGATTATGAACTTAGCAAAGATGATATTGTCGAACGTGATTGTGAAACGTGTACATATTACAATGATATACTTGATGCATCAAAACAAGTTTCTACCGATAAAAATATCATGGTATTTAAGATTGCCGAAAATATTAAATTTAAACTTCGTTCAGATAAAATGTTGCATTGCATCGAAGCATTTAGAGCAAAATCAAGAGATTTCTTTGCAGTCGTTGGACGTTTCCATTTACCTTGTGTACGTGGTTATTATAATGGAGCAACAGTTTATCTTGAACCATCTTGTATCACTGCGAACATGACAGGAATCAATATTGAGTATAAATATTTTGCTGGTGTTCGTGACCCAATCGATATCTTAAACAAATATAGATTAAGAGGATTTGGAACAATTATGAATTCCGCTGAAAAACAACATATGTTATTCTACAATGCAAATATCGCCATGAATTGTAAGATGTTTAAACTCGATCCAAAAACAAAGGATAAAGAAAACAAAGAAAATATGAAAGCATTGTTTGGATTCAAGGATGTCAATGAAGATGTTTACAAGACTGGACATTTTATAAATGGATTACCACTCGATACATACAATAAACAAAATAAACAACAACTTAAGACAATTAACGATCTCAAACGTTATTATGCAACCAAACATGGTTATGATATTGAAAAAACTGGTCTCAATATGTTTAGATTCAGAACAATTAATTCAGAAGGTGAAATTAATCCTCTTGAAAAGTGGATTATTGATGCATGCTGGGACTTGATGAATAAAAACCAAAACTAAATTAATCAAATAATTTTTTTTCTTCGAGGAATTTTATTATTTGAATTAATTTAATATCATTCGATAATTCTGATAAGATATTTTTTTTATTGACACTATTGTTATTATTTTTAATAATTTGTTTATATAAAGGATAAAACATTTTTTTCACAAGATCTCTTCCGGACTCTGTAAATTTATCGTATTCTATTCTTACTCTATCTAAGTTTATTCCTCCAAGAAATTCTGCTACGTTTTTAACAGCAAGTTCTATTTCTGCAATATACTTGTCGTTGTGTTCCATTTGGATCATTTCGATTTCATATGCTTCCATCCCACTTAATCTACTGAGACTATTTATCGAATCGTTTGATAAATCCGATGATAACATATCTGAATATTCAGATAAATTAGAAATATCCGATAAGTCCGAATTTGATAAATCAGAAAACATGTTATTATTATTTTTATCTGAAATAACAACTATGCGAGCCTGGTTTATTTTTTTTGAATCACTTTCATACACTTCAACCATTTTCTTCCCTAATTCATCAACAAATAACGTAACTGTTTTCATAATGTATTTCGGATCAAATAACCATGTTGGTAGTTTATCTTTTTTCGCTATACCAACTTCGATAAGGAATTTACTAATCTTTTCAACCTTCGGTATATTTTTTTCTAATAGTCTATAAAATAATCTATGTGGTTCCATTATTTCTGTAATCAAAAATTGTTCAAGATCTCTGTTTTTCTTCGCAAAATTTCCAATGAATGTCAAAAGAGTTTTTGACAGACCACCAGTATCAAAAGTTTCAGGAGTCGTTTCGAACAATCCATCTTTATGTGGATAAATTAATATATTCATATCCTTGATCATATATTTAACAATATCGAGATCAATCGGAACATTTTTTGTCTTATATGAATAAAAACATTTAGCAAACATAAAGACATAGTTTAGATTTCTACGATTTATTTTAACTTTCATTGTTGTCAAAGGGAGCTCCAGTCCTGATAAATCATCGCTTTGTAATATGGCTATTTCGAATAGTGCTTGTTCGTCTAATTGAATCGGTCTTCGGGCTTGGTACAATATAAACGTTTTAGCTCTCGGTACTAAGCCTAATTTTCTTGCCATTTCATCAGTCTTATCTCTAAATATTTTGTCAATTTCAACATCATAAGTGTATGAAGCAAAATCCCAATCTCTAATAAGATCAAGTTCTAAAAATTTATTAAAATATTTTTCAAAGTCAGCAGATTCACCGTATCTATTGTAGACCATCTTTAAAATCTTAAGACCAAGTACAGTTCCACCTTTTATATAAATCGTTATATGTTCATTAAATAAATCTTCGATTAGTAATTGAAATTGTTTAGTTTCGTACTTGAGTTTGGCTTCAATTAGATTGCGATTGATGTATTTAACTTCACAATCATTAACACAACTTTGTTGAGATTTATATTTACCATCTTCCTTTTCATTACATATTTCTATAAATGATTTAGTCGGATCACAATCATATCTATTTCCTGTAGATTTTCCACCTATTGACATAATTATTTTTGTATCTCCATCTTCATTATCAGGTGGTTTTGGGTATGAATTACTCAAATCCATATACTTTGTTTTATATTCCATGTATTTCCGAAAATAATGATCTCCGGATGGATTGGTTGGATCCTTTAAAGACGAATCTAATCGTTGGCAATTTTGTGAAGAATTTCCGCCGGTTGCATTATATTTGTTCAAATTATTCAAATTATCCGAATATACTATGGTAACACAATCATCAGCCATATTATTGTTATTATTGTATAATATAATTCTATATCATATAATAATATGATTTAATCAAATAAATAAATTATACATATTCCCATTTATATCCTAAAGCCGTAATAACTTTATTTTTTCCTAAACAACACATCGATATATGACTGTTGCAAGGTCTATTAAACGATTTGTATGCATCACTTATTGAATCGAATATTTTAATAATTTCGTTTGTCTTTGGATCAATTTGTTTAACTTTGCGGCTAATGGCATGCATTGTATTACCTTGTATTGTTGTCCATTCGAGGTTTTTATAATAATTATTCAGTGGATTATTGTCTAAATGGTTAACAACATTTTTTGATTTATCATCGTTCGGAATGAATAATTGTGCTATTAAACGATGTGTGGAATATAGCGTTCGTTTATGTGTTACTTTATCTGATAAATTTGTGTGATAGTAATTTTTAATGACATGATTTATGACATAATTTTTAAGTACAATATTCTTTATTTTACCGTAATTTGATATTTCATAATCTGAATAATCATAACTATTAATAATACCCATATTTTTAAACTCTTCGTCTTCCTCTAGTGTTATTTTATTGGCTGGATTTATATCGACATATTTAAAATAATAACCGTGACATAATCTATTTTTTGCTATACGAGACATTAAATAGTGATATTGAATATGTGGATATTCTTTCATTATGTCCTTTCTATTATTCCATTTTTTGATAAATTTTCTATTTTCATCATATTGATTGATTGCTCTTCCTATATAAACTTTATGATTTTCTTGGAAATTCTTCATATTACCTGATTGATCAATCCATCGTAAATTAAATATATGATTATTCAATTTATTACCATCAATATGATCAACTATGTCAAATTTATCTGGATCTTTGTTTTCTATAAAATTTAATGCAATCAAACGATGAACAAGATACAATGTTGATTTCTTATCTTTAACTAAACGAATTGTATAATATCCTTGATTGTTACCTTGTTTCATCATAAATTTGTCTCTTTTACGTCTAATCCTTGCATGACTTGATATTTCGTAAATATTTCTGTATCCATTAACGTCTGTCCATATTTCTATTTCATCTATTTCTACCATTTAATTTGTTATTGATAATAAATTAAATATATAGTATCATTTAAGTGTTAAACATAATATATTCATTTTTTTGAAACGTTGATAAACGTCGCGAGTTTGGGGCTTATTTGATGAATGTATTATAGCAGACGAGGCAAGTAATTACCAACGAAGTTGATTCATCTGCCCCCCTCATTTGCAACTCATTAACCTTACACTTACGTTCACCACACTTACGACACCAATAGGCATCACTAGTTGTAATAGTATTTTCTGTTTGTTGTCTGAATTTAATCTTATTAACAATTGGTGCCCAACTTGCAGGATGAAGTTGATCAGGAGACATAAATGCAACGAGTTTCGGCGTCAATATATTTTGAGTCAATGCTTCGATAAATGTTTTATTGTTCAAATATGAATTAATATCAAGATTCAATAGGATATCTTCCAATCTGTCTTTATAAATTGCGGGAATTAGTTGTTTTTCAATATTGTTGAGAGTGGAAAACACTAGAGAAAATTCAAAAATTCCCATTTCGATACCAATCGCTTTATTAATATCATAAATGAGTTCATCTATTTTTTTAATATTAACGGCTCTCTGAATTTGTCCCAGTGTATATAAAATATCGCTGTCATTAATGTCTTTACTATTTTCCGTGACAAATTCTTTCTTTAATTTATTTATTAGACTATTTCCATTTCCATTGAAATTTTTGATACATAAATCTATATCGTCTTCACCATCCAAGTTATCATAATTCACATAGTCCGGACTCATTTATTTTTTTTATAATTTGTGTTATTTAATATATTTAACTCTTTAACCTATTTGTTTTTCTATCAATTTTTTTATAAAAATTAAATAGAATCTTATAAAAATTGATAATAAATCATTAACTAGAAAAACAATATATATAAAAAATAAATATATTAACTAACATAATTATATTGATCGATAATGTCATTTAATAAAAGAGACGAAAAAAATTATTATTATCCACGAGAAGGTACTTCAACTAAAATGTTAAAGAATGATTATTATTTTTCTAAAAATAAAAGATATATGTCTGGAGGAGATAATAATAATAATAACATGAATTGCTCGAATGCTGAGTTTGAAGAAAAGGGTTTGGAATTATTTCTTAAAAATGCTGATAATATAACAAAAGAAGCCAACAAAATGAAAATGTCTCTCATCGAACCATACGAACATGAAATATATGATATTTATGATATTATATTTAAATTCATAAAAGAAAATAAAAGAAAAGTTTATGGTGGATTTGCTTTAAATTATTTACTGAAAGATAAAGATCCAACTGCCGGAATTTATGGCGATGAAGAAACACCTGATGTAGATTTTTATTCACCTGATCCACTAAGAGATTTAGTTAAATTATGTAACACAATATATCAAAAAGGATACAAAGATGTTGTAGGAAGAGAAGCAATACATAAGGAAACGTATACTTTGAGAGTAAAAGATCTTTCATTTTGCGACATTTCATATGTTCCGAGAAATATATACAATAAAATGCCATTCAGGGAAATGAAAAATATATATATAACCGGACCCGAATTTATGGTGATTGATTACTATAGGATTCTAACAGATATAATATTAACTAGTTTTCGTATAGAAAAAACAGTAAAAAGGTTACATTTATTACAAAAATATTATCCTGCACCTTGTATTAAGAAACCGTTAATTATATTAAGACCCATTTTCAAATCTGAAACAGGAGATGAGGCAAAATATGAAAAATCATTATCAATAATACAAAAATTTGCGACAAATAATAAAGAAACAATCCTGATAGGATTTTATGCATACAATCAATTTTTACATGAATCAGGGATATTAAAAAATGTATCAAATACAAATACATTTAGATATATCAATGTCCCATATTATGAAATTATTGCGACAGATTATATAAAAAATTCTTTGGAACTGATTGATATTCTGAAAAAAGAATTTCCCAATCAAGATGATATACATACAATTGAATACTATCCATTTTTCCAATTCTGGGGACATTCAGTATGTATTTACTATAAAACTACCCTTATTGCGAAGATCTATAATAATAATAAAAAATGTATTCCATATCGTGTAGTTCCAGCCTATACATTCAGTAATAAAATTAATACTGAAACAACTGACAACAAAATATATATTGCGAGTTTTCCAATGACAACATTATATATATTAATAACTGTAATAAAGGCACGTGTAGACGATAATGAATACAGCAAGGATATTAAAACACTGTGTTATACTATGCTATCTCATATGAGAGAATGTAGAAAATATTATTTTAATACGATGAACAAAACATTATTAGACGATACAATTTTCAAAGAATATGTTATCCAATGTTTGGGTAAACCCATAACACCACAATATGAAAAACAATTATTGATTGAAAGTAGAAAACGACAAAATAAACGATATAAATTTAGTTATGATCCATCTGAAAACGTCAGAGAGGACTATAATTATGTATTTGCAAATAGTTCAGGTAATCCAATTAATAATGTTAGAAATCTTAAATTACAAAAAGATGTGAACGTTATTGATAATATGAGTGATGGAGAAAGTGATTTTATTGATGAAGATCTTGAAGATGATGATCCTAATTTGACAACTTCATTAGTTTAGTCTAATTTATTTATTTTAATTCATATATAATATAATTGTATGGACTTAAATCGTTCGTTGTTTTTACCAAAATATTCAGGAACCGGTGCATTACTTATAGATCACGTTTCATTTATTGATTCAAAAACACAAAAAAAAGTGGAAAGAGAGGATTTGATTCTTGTTAGAGATAGACAAACAGGTTTATTTCGCGATTTTGGTGAAAAAATCTATGACTACAATAACAAAATGAAAATTAGTGGTATAGCGGAAGCTATTTTACATAGGGAATCACAAGGTGTTTGTTCCAGACAAATAAATCAATCGACTCCATTTATTGATATTCTTGTTCACGGAGATCGTTCGGATATAAATGAATATTATAGATCTTACATTATTAAAACCAATGGAATAAAATGCAGTGATTTTTATAAAAATAAAGAAGAAAATTATAAAAAATTAGCTTCCGATTGGAATAAAATAACTGAAATGATAAGATTTCCATTGGATGTAAACAAACAAAATATTATTTCTAGTGAAAAATATCTCATAAGCGACACAGGACAAAAATTACAGATTTCTCCCAGATTATTAAGAGTGCTAAATAGAATTCCACATTTTTTACCTAAAACTAACGTTTCCGACCGATAAAAAATAATTTATTTTGTTCCATATTAATATACATTGGATATAGAACCAATTAGTTATGAAAATAATTATAGAACATAAATCAAATCCAACATGGCCTCCAGTGATGAATAGGATAATATGTATAAAAAAATATAGTGATGACAAAGTATTCATCGGAAGAGTTATAAAATATATATGGAATAATACAGCAATAATTGTTTCATTAATAAATCACAGATATTATATTGAGCCAGCAATTCGTGATGAACAATTACTAAATGGTAATTTTCCGGAAAAGGGAAATTTCATAGTTTTGCCCCTATTCGGATGGATTTATTTATCTGATCATCTTGTCGGACGAATTGAAATTCTACAAAAAATTACAACCATTGACGGTCTCATAGAGGCACATATTAACATCAGTAATTTAAATAATGTTAGTAATCCCGTTAATATTGATATCGAAGAAATTAAAAACGATCGAACAGAAATCGAAGGTCCAATAAGTCAAAAAGATCTCAGAATAGGGACGGTATACGAAAAGATGACAGTCAAAGAAGAGCTACAAGACATTCAACAGAAACATCAAAAAAAAAATGATGGCTGTAATATTGATGATGAATTCAAAGATACATCATTACTTGATAATAAAGGTGCTATCAATTTAAATAATCTTTTTACAGAAAGCGAAGCATTTCCTTCAGTATTAAACGAGGATTTTGTTGCACCGGATTCATCGATAATGGATAAATTAATGGAAAAAATAAATGAACCAAAAAATATTCCTATTGAAGAACAACGAATTATTACAAATAAAACAATTTCTATAAGAAATCTTATCACAACAAAGGAAGATGAAATTAATGAGGGAAATAAAATTATTAAATGGATTTTAGACACGATGATGATAAAAGAAATTGGTGTTTTTGGCGATCTTAAAGTGTCCATCCATAATGGATATGTACATATTGCAAGAAAAGGAATTCCCACAAATGATATAATTAAACCAACTCATGTCCCAGATTTACATTTTTTTAAATGGCAATATGGTATTCCAATAGATTACGACACATTAAAATATGTATTGTTTCAAAATAAAATACAACGTAATATTTCGAGAGATGTAAACGAACAACGTGAAGCTGAACGTATATTATCACAAGAATACTTAATTTGTATGCAACCAGAACCACGTTATCAATTATGGTGTCTAAAAAGACTTATTATGTGTTGGTATGCTGATGTTGATCTACAAAATAATATACGAAAAATAAAAATATTAATAAATCAATATAGATCACAAGACAATAGTTTTAATAAAAAATATGGTATCTTACCATCAATAATAATATATCCGCGTTACGGGAAAATTAGTGCCCGATTAGTATTAATGAAATTAGGAACATATTTTTTGTATTATAATAATATTGCCTGGAAATGTAGTAAACCAACATATTTTATTGAATTGAATGATTTATTGTGGTATACAAATGGAGCATTAGATTTAAAAATATATTTCCGAAAAGTAAAAAAAGATTTTAAAGATATCGATAACAATCAATTTGTAGAAAAATATTCGTTGATAAGAGGTGCAGAAAAAATACTATTTGAATCGCATAATATTACATAATATTACATAAAATTGAATAATATTATATAAAATTGATTAATATAATGATTTTTAATGAATTTTATTAAATATAATTGCAGTTATAAATATATAAATATATGAATTTAATAAATAATGTAGTAGGTATAACTCTTGGATTAGTTACAATTGCAGTTATGTTATTCATTTACACAAAATATAAATTTTATACAAATATTTCGTATGAACGATTAAATGAAATATTCAAATCACGAAAACGATTCAAAAATTCTGAATTGAAGTATATTAAGAATAATTATAAGAGTCTATTTATTGAATCATATAATAAAAATAATATAGAATTTGCCAGATGGTTATATAATTTATATTTGTCTGATAAACAAATAAATTTAAACATCAGCGAATTCATACAAAGTGCATTCGAACATAGTTGCAAAAAAGGAAATAAAAAAATGGCTGAGTGGTTGTATACTCTTAGTGATAGCGGAAATAAGAAAATAGATATATATATTAACAATAATACATTATTCAAATCGGTATGTTATGGTGGCTATACAGATATAGTTGAATGGCTATATAATATTTCAAAAAAAGATAAAAATAAAATAGATATTAATACAAATAATGATGAAATATTTATTAATGTATGTCATAATGGCCATTGCGGAGTTGCTCAACTATTATATAAACTTAGTAGAACAGATAGAAACAATAAAATAAAAACTGAAACATTGTCTCAAGCATTTAATTCAAGTTGTGAAAATGGACATGTTTCAGTGGCCAAATATTTATATAATATATCAAAAATGAATGGAAATAAAAAAATAAATATAAATTCAAGTAATAATCATTTATTTTTCCAAGGATGTATAAATGGTCATAAATCGTTGGTTGAATGGCTATATAATACAAGCAAAATAGACAAAAATACTAAAATAAATATAAATTTAAATAATAATTATGCTTTTCGCAAAAGTTGTGAATGTGGAAAAGTAGAAATTGCTGAATATCTACATAATTTATCAAAATGTGATGAACATACAAAAATAAATATTGGTGACTATAATTATTGTTTTAAAATTGCTTGTAGAAATAATCAAAAAAAATGGCAGAATGGTTGTATAATTCAATAAAGAAAAATACTAATATATTGATGAATATTGATATTATAAACGTTGCATTTTTATTATGTTGTAAATCTTTTAATATAGAAATGGCAAAATGGTTATATGATTTGGTGAAAAATGATTTGAAAATAGAAATAGATGTAACTATCGATGATGATTATGCACTATTATTAGCTTGCAATGGTAACCAAATAGAAATGGTTGAACTATTATGTTCCCTTAATAAAAACTATTCGTACACAAAAAATAATTCTGGTAACTTAATTCCCAAAATTAGAAATCTTAGGAATGATTTAAAAGAAATTTATGATAAATTTTTCTCTGATGACATATTCAGATTTAAACTTGAGGAATTTTATAAAAATGCAGAGATGTACAAAATAAATGACAAAATATGTCCGATATGTTTATCAGATGAAGAAATCTATCAAATAAAACTACATTGCAATCATACAGTGTGTTCCACCTGTTTTACATACGGATATAACAATAATAAATGTCACTATAAATGCAATGGATATATAAAATCAAATTCCATAAAATTGATTAAAGTTGAATAATTTAATAATTTAATTTATATGAATATGTATATATAATTAATACATTTATGGAATGTAACACAAATGTTTTAATCTCCGCATTTAATACTAAGAAAAAGTTCGATAAAAATCAAAAACAATACATTAAAAATAATTATGTTACACTTTTTAATAAATTGTGTTGTGGAGGACATTTTGAATTTTTAAAATGGCTAGAAAATTTTTTGGAAGAACATAATATTAATATACATATCAATAATAGTTATGGTACAATATTCATCAAATGTTGTAGGTATGGATATGTTGATATTGTTGAGTTTTTATACTATCTCAGTAAAGAAAATGGAAATACAAAAATTAATATTAATGCCAATTACGATGAAGCATTTAGATTAAGTTGTGAATACGGTCATATGAAAACAATGGATTTTTTATATAAATTATCGAAAATAGATGGACATAATAAAATAAATCTTTCGGGATGTGGTAATTATTCATTCAGAAAAAGTTGTGAAAATGGTCACAAAAATATTGCTGAATATTTGTATAATCTGTCAAATACCGAAGATAATACGACAATTAATATTAATATATATAACAATTATGCATTCAAAAAGAGTTGCGAAAATGGTCACATAGAAACAGCTGTTTGGCTATATAATTTAAGCCAAAAGGATAATAATATCAAAATAAATATAACTGCAGAATATGATAATATTTTTATTTCCTGCTGTTATAAAAATTATAAGGAAATGACAGAATGGTTATATAATACTTCGGTGGAAGAACATAAATTCAAAATCGATAATAATTTATTCAAAAAATGTTGTGAAAAAAATTGTATAAATATAATTGAATGGTTTTGCATTATCAATCCAAAATATTCTTTTAAAATCAAAAATAATTACATTACTTATAAAATAAGAGATACAAGAGAAACAATCAAACATATATACAAAAAAAGTTTATGTAAAAAAAAATTTGGATTATATAAAATGTTTAGAAGGGCTGATATATGTAAAATGCATGATACAATATGTCCGATATGTTTATCTGAAAAGAAATTATATCAAATAAAGTTACCTTGTTCTCATACATTGTGTGCTTCTTGTTTTGCACAAGCTGATGAAGATTATACTAAGTGTCATTATAGATGTGATAAACCGATAGATTATGATAATATAAAATTAATCAAGGTAATTTATCAATCAAACAAAAATATCAAGAAAAAATAAAATTGAATTAAATATTTAATATAATCACTAACATTAAGAAACTAATAATAATCTTATTAAATAATAATGGATGTCATGAATGGAGGTCTTATTGATATATTATCACCAATCACAGAGTTTATTGATGATAACATATGTGATAAAAAAATGAAGGCACAACTATCGAGATTAAATAATGCGGATAATGAAAAATTATTATCAATTCTGTGCGGACAAAAATCAATTACTGCATCATATCCATATTATTCATTGTACAAATATAATATTACAACAAATAAATTTTCTCACCATCTCGATGTTACTGACGATTCAGGAGATCAACATTCTGTAACAATACAATATGATAACAATCATTTCATATTACATATTTTATCCATTGAGTCATTCATGTTTTATTTGTCTGATTCATCAGAAATAAATGACGCATCGCGATACATATTTTTAAACGTTTCATTATCTTCGGAAAATAGGGAAGTAGGGCATCGAACATGTCTGATAATTGATAAACAACGAGCAGAATCATATTTATATGATCCCAATGGTGAAACAACATTTTTTAATAATATATTTGCAGAAGAAGCGAAAAAATGCGGAGTGGAATATACAAATGATTTATATTTTGACGGTCACACATCAATAAATAAATTATTCGAAGGATATTTCGCTGATTTGAAAGAAAGATTAGGAACAACACTCAAATTCATTCCATCAAACATATGGAATCCGAATAGATATGTAATAAACCCATCATTTTCATCAAGTGTATTGATTGGATCTGGTCATTGTGTGATAACAACAATCATGTTGGTACATATTTTACATTTGACACAAGAAAATCTCTCCTTAGTGTTTAAAGAGTTGGGTAAATTATCAAAAGAACTATTGATATATACAATCAATGGGTATAGTTGTAGTATATATAATTTAATGAAAGATAGATTTGATAGATATATGGAAAATGCGAATTATAGGAAACATATTGAAAAAGATATGATCACAGATTATTCTTAAATTATTTAAAAAAATATTGTGATAGATATTTATTATAAAGTTTTAACAAAATAATAACCACATAAATATTTTTTTATTAAAAAATGTACGCAGAAAATTTACCAAAGGCGATAAATCTACCAAAGGCGATAAATCTACCAAAGGCGATAAATCTACCAAAGGCGATAAATCTACCAAAGGCGATAAATCTACCACAATTAATTACAAAAAATGATAACTATGAAAATTATGCTGTTGAACATTTTAAACTACAATTTAGTGAAACGGGTGATATTAAAATACCACATAGTTATGATGAAATTAAATTAGATGCAATAACAATGACACAAGATGATGATCGTATAGAGATTGATGCAATTTGTTTTTACTGGGGAGGTCATTTGGTATTAAAGATTGATACATATTTTATGAAACAGGTATGTCCAGAAAGTATTTATTACGATAAAAAACAAAATAAAATGGTATATAAATTGAGACTAGATTTATTTGGTATTGAAACTATTTATAATACATTCACTAGTTTTGAAATAAAATTAAGTGGAAACATTGATTCTAAAAATCCAATAAATTTATATTGTAAATTCTATTATTATGAAACTGAAAAAAGAATAAAACTGTTAACAACATCATATGATACACTTATCTTTGAATTAACTAAACATTCAACGAATTTAACAAATATTCCTATCAATGCAAACAATCCCACAAACGGATTTTTTATTGAAACCAACGATAATACACAAATAACAAAAATAACACTTTTATTCAACGGCTATGTTAGATGTGAAATGGATAGATATCAAATAGAAAATTACTTAGATAAATATAATAATTTAATTTATTTAAATATTTCCGATGAGAAAAATATTTGGATTAAAAAATCAAGTGGTGCAGCAAATTTATCAAAAATTAGCACTATCGAAGTAAAAATCGAGACTGATAGTAATAATTTTGACTACTTGAATATATATTTATTGACATACAATGTATTACGTTTTGCAGATACTACGTATGGATTAATGTATTTAAACAACGAAAATAAATCATATGAAACAAACAAAATAAACGAAATTAATCAAAATAATCAAATTAATCAAATTAATCAAATTAATCACAATGATCACAATGATCACAATGATCACAATGATCACACTGATCACAATGATCACAATGATCAAATTGATCAAATGATTGATGAAATTAATCATATGAAAATGACAATAGAAATTTGATTAATTATTTGTTGAATTATCAAATAAAATTGATTTATTTATTCACACCAAGAGTCATTAATTTTTAAAATTATTTAAATATTAATATTATGGTATATATTTATAAAACAATAAAAAATAACACAACAACTGATAATATTGTAACTAATGGAATTATTTGACGAATACAAAAAAATCAGATCTAAATTTGAGGGAGGTTTTACGGTGGTAGTATATGGTTTGAAATGTGATGAACTAATCGATAAAATAAATCATAGAACTAATTTGATAAATACTATTAATGATCGTGTTAAGAAAAACTATTTACTGTCAAGAATGGTTAACTTTCATGATTATATAAGTGCACGATACGATACTAATAATAATATTTGGGGTATATTTCTCATCCATGATACTGTCGATTATTTTCCCATAGATAATGAATGGAAAAAATCTATAGAAGTATTTGATGTGGACAATTATATTTTTAAATTTAATGAATATTTTGATATCGACTATTTAGTGGATTTATTAACAAATACTAATTTTTATGATGTTGTACATGTTGGACAAAATAAATTTGTTCATTATTATTTTACGAAATCCAAAAGAAAAAATATTCATAGCGGTGAAAGTAACTACAACGAACTAAATACATATTTAACTAAATATAATCAAGAACAAAAACTCCAAAATAATAACACAATATTATCTAGAAAGATACCACATACTTTACTACATGGAAATAGTCATATTTTAAAAAATTTTATAGAGTCTGATAATTTGGGAATTTATTCGAAAAATTCATTAAATCAAGAAGAAATTACTGAATATTTTGAAAAAAAAGAAAATATATTTACAATGAAAGACTTGGAGATGTGGATTAATAATTTATTAAATCCAAATATCGGACACAGAATATTATTTGGCAAAGATATTACAAAAGCAATAACGAATACGATGGTAAAACAAATATATTGTACACCAGAAATGGAAAAAAAAATTCGAGAAAAAATTCCGATAGAATTACAAAAGTTTGAGATAAATGTTGTTAGAACCTATGGTAATGATATGGGAAAGAGATTAAGAGACGAATTTAGTGGCATTATCGGAATTACATATTTTTAGTTTATTTGAATTCAACTAAATAAAAAATTGAAGTTTAAAAAATATAGATTTCCCCATAGATTTCACATCAACCATATTTATCAAAGGTAAGAATATATTCAAATATATTGAAATAATGGAAAATTTTCTTAGATTTTTTGGCGTAACTAACGGCAATTCTAGCCATGATAAAACTAGTAAACATCATTCAGTGACATCTTCTACACCAGCACTTTCACACCCTTCTCATCCGCCACCATTGTACTCAGAAATCGATAGAATGACAGGAAATATTGATTCATCAAATCCAATTGAAGAAATAAATGAAAAATCAGGGGTAAATTCGGTTGGAAATTCAGACGATATTCCCGTGAGCAGCGGATTAAATAGCCAATTTTTGCACAATATAGTGGAAGAAAATAAAACTAATTTATATCGTGACATAAGATATCTACTAATTGAAACAATTAATAGTATTTTAAAAAAAGGTATAATTCGTATGACGATATCAGTTGACAGCGGAAATCATACATCCGTTGTGACATCATATTTTAACGGAATATCAGGTGTTCCTTCTCATTTGACACTTCGTGAGGCATATATTACAATTGTTCTAATAGAAAAAAATCATAATTTGGTATCATACATTAGAGACAGAATTAAAACAGATTCTTTATTAAGTCAATTTTATAATAGAACTGATGTATCCTTTTCACATTACCGTAACAACTTATGTATTATTCCCAAAAATATTCCCAAAAATATTCCTAAAAATAAAACTACATTAAATCCATTGTGTTCAAATGTTAGAATTAATAACATGCATCGTCAGGGTGACAATTTCGATAATTTTTCTGAAATTGTCGAAATTATGAATGATTTTTCTCAAATGAATGAAAGTGATAAACATGAGTACGGATATTATGAAGGTTACTCGCATAATTTCTATAATACTGATGATATTTACTATATCGATGATGCATATGACATCAATAAAATATACCCGGATAATTTATTTGAAATAAATGGATTGTATAGCAACGTACTTTCGAAAAGAGAAAATAATAAAGAAAAAAATTATGGTATTTCTGGAACACAAAGAGGTGATCTATTTATATTTAGATATAAAGAAGTCAAACAAGCGAACAAACAAATGTATGATATTTACAATGATGTATGTAAAAATGTTTTCACGAAGGATATCATTGATTCCATAACTGGCAGTATTTTAACAAAAGTTCACAATAGTGAAACAAGACATGAAATTAGTATCAATTGTGCCGAATTTTTTGTAGACTATCTTATTGCTAATAAAGTATTCGGTGATTTAAAAATATTCTTTGATGAATCACATAACAATGTAATAAGTTTTTCATGGAATTAATTTATAATTATATTTTCTGATTGTGATTCTGATTCATTAAATATATTAAGAGGAAGACCAAAATTACTACTAGTATTAATATTGTTATTGTTATTGTCGACAATAGATAAATTATGTATCATTTGTTGTATTTTTTTGCATTGTTGTAAATCTGCTGAACATTTTTCACATTGATTAATATTTTTTTCACGATTGTTAAGCGTATTTTCTTTATTATTCAACAGATCGATTCGTTCTTGTTGGAATGTCGCCTGATATTGTTTCTCCATAACATAAAGTACGCTCATTGTAGTTAATGCAATAATCAAAACGACTATAAATATAATTATTCCAATGGATAAATCTGCCATTTATATAATTTATATTAGATATAATTATTAGTCTTCGTATTTAACCATCGTACTAATTTCATTTTGAGCGACAATAACATTGAAAAATACATTATTGGTTAAATATTTTTTAATAACTTCCTGTAAATCTAAATCTCGCAAAGATAAAAATATTTTTTCACGAGCAGTATTTTGATTATCATTGTTGAATGTATTAAACATTTTAGTAATATCTCTATCATCAAAGTCCTTGCATAAATTTTGAAGTATTTTTGAAAACCACAGTTCATATTTAAACAATTCACTTATATTAAATATATGAATCGATTGGTATGTATTTTTAATTTGACTCAAAATTGTTTTATCACATGTTCCAAATAAAAGATATTGCTTACTTTTATATATTTTATGGTCGTAATTGATCGTGATATTGTATTCGATTACAACAAAAGCCGTCAACGGTTTTCCATTTTTATTAAAAAAATCAATACTTAGCCTTTCAAGATTAAATAATTGAGATGGTGGGAAACTGACAGTGTTATATACTGCCATCCAAATATTATTATTCGATCCAGCATTTTTATCAACATACAAAATAAATGAATTGTCTGATGTATATGTATTTGTTGCATAAATATGGTTTGTTTGTAATTCTTTTACTCTCAAAATAATATATTTGTACGTATCATTTAATGTACACATGCAGTCACAGCAACAACATACATCACATTTCAAATCATCTGGAGATTTTTTTGAGATTTTTTTTTCAAAAGTTGAATCAATATTTGTTATAATAAGGGAGTCATCAGATTTTTTTATTGTTATGTTTTGATTAATAATTAATTTCATAATATTTTGTTTTGACAATATAACTCTATCTATTTTGACTGCTCTTACATTTTTGAATCCACGGGAAATGACAGGACCAGGAGTCTCATCAAATATTTTTTCTTCTATTTTAACACTTCCATCACCATTATTATAAGGACCAATATGTTTTACTCGTCTCTCGACACTTTTGCCTAATGCTTTAAATGATACAACATATCGATACGGATCTGGATAAACATCAAGTTTTCTATCATCGCTATCAATATTTATGTGGTATTCAATATTGTATTCATTCAATAAATTGTTATTCAGATTATTCTGTAATGTATTATTTGGGTTAGTATATTGTGGTTGTTCTATGAGAGGACCATTTGGTTGACTAAAAGCGTTATTATAATTATATTGATATCCAAATGCATTACTGTTATTCCCTGTGTTGCCATTATTTACATTGTTACCATTACTAAAATAGCCATGGTGATTGGTATTATAATTTCCATTTGTCTTGTAAGATAATGGTTTGTATTTATCATAATTATTTATGTCCATTTAAGATAAATATATAATTGTATAGTTGTATAATTATATAATTTAAAAAAAAAAAAGAATTTTATACCGTCTTTAATGAATATATTAAATTATTTAATATACTCAAATAGTTGGCGTTCAATTATCTAATATAAAATACTTTAATAATAATATAGAGATATTCAATATATTGTTTGTCTGAGTAAACTTAATGGATAAATATTTTTTTTCTAGAGAAAATGTTGACAAAGTTTCTAAGAATTTAAAAAAATATATACCGGTAAATGAATCGGCCAAATCACAAAAAGCCTATAAAAATTTCTTGGCTACACAAATGAAAGAAATTTACGAGGAATATGGTGATAGAAGACCAAAAAACATTCCTATACCGGTGTTTATTAATAAATTAAATAAAGAATCAATGAAGGCATGTATTCAAATTTATGAAGATAGTGAACGAAAAAAAAAAAAGGAAAATAAAAAAATGGA